GTATATTGACGTGCTATTCAAGTCTTTGAAGTGAATAATACTATCTGGGGCAAAATCTGTAGAACCTAAGTAAGTATACTTAGCTACAAAAGTTTTAGGGTCTGTAACTATTAGAACGTGTGCTGCAGGTAGGTGATATAGAAATACACCATCATAGTATATAAATGCGTTACCTTCAATAATGAAGTCCGTAAATATACAGTTTCTAAAATCCTGAATTGACTGGAAGGGATTAGGTCTAAAGTTCAGTAGAGTGTCTAGTTGTTTGGCTCTTACTGCTCCTACTATCCCATCTATTTTCTTATCTTTAATATCGTAGTCTAGACTAGAACATCCGCTAACAATCATGTTAACGCCACGACCTACAGTCTCTAGTTTATCAAAAGCTTGAACGTACGTAATACTTACGTCACTTCCGATCCAAGTGCCCTCTTGACGCCCGATAATCTCTTGTGCTGGATTTAGTTTCTCTCTAAAACTCCAAGTATTTGGTTTATACCATGTCATATGAATTCCTAATAAAAACTGCTAAAACCGGCTAGTGCGGGATGTACAGATTTCTCTACTGTTCCGCCCTCAAGTTTAGCTTTTTGTATTTCAATCCATTTTGTTTGTTTTATAGCTGATATTAACGTAGGTGCTTTCCCATATATACCATGTAATTTTATGTGGTGCTTATTACATAAAGTATAAACATCTTCGTAAATTTCCTTATGGTAATCTGCGATGAACTCGTCTCTAACCTCTAGTATGCCTGCATCGGAAGAAATATCGTATGATTTCTTATCTGCCCAGGCATTTAAAAGTAACGTGATGGAATGGGTGTGGTGAAGTTCTAAGTCTTCCTGCGTATTACATATATAGCAATGATCTTTTTTATCGTATGCGGCTTTCGCCCTGTCTCGAACCCATTTTACAGGGATTCTGTTATTGCCAGTGTTCTTAGCCATTTATTTTTATGTATACGTTTTCGATTGTACTATTATATCACTCTAGCTACTAAGTGTCAATGTCTAAATTTTTCTCCCTAGTATAGACGAAAAAATGCCCGTATACACTAGGTATATACGGGCATTTTTTAATTAAACATTTTCTTCCACCAAGGAAGTCTATGATAGGCTATTTCTCTTTTCTGTTGCTCAATTGTAACAGTAAGGTCTTGGTTATCTCTAGTAAGTTTACTATAATCCTTAACTAAGGAATTGATATATTTGCCTTGCTCTACGATCTTGTTAGATATATCTGCCTTTATCTCTTCTTCACTACGTTTAACCTTAAGACTATTACTAAGGCGCTCTAGTGAGGCTACTTCTGCGAGTATATCTATTCGTTCGCTTATAAGTAAAGTTATCCTAGACTTTAGGGCATTTTGATCACGTATGGCAGTTTTATCCGCTTCCTGCTTAATAGCTACTAAATCTCTGGCAGAATGAGCAAAAGTATCAAATAAGAAGTCTAACTGTTCCGGGGTTAAGTCAGGGAACGGGTCTTTAGGCCTGTCGCTGTTTAGGGTCGGCTTATTCCTAGATATAAAACAAGACTCTACTACGTCAATATGATCCTCGTGGCACTCCCGTAGAATTCGACCCATAGGTGCGCCATAGGCGTTAAACGCCGCCTGCATATTTTTAGCAGCTGTACCCTTGTACATCTTATTAGTATGCTGTTTCCAGCGTTCTTCAATATTGATAGACTTACCAATATAAGTGTCGCCGTTAGAGAAGGTTAGTTGATAAACGCCTGAGGTCATAATGTGTAAGTGTATAGAGCATAACGCACAGCGTCTGCAATGTGGGATGTTTTACCATGGATTGGCTTTTCAGTTACTTTGGACTCTTTATCCCATTGATACTGGTCTAGCATTTCTAAGGTATTAATACAGTTAGGGGATACTAATAGGCGTCCCTGTTCAATAAGTGTTTGAACGTAGGAGATACCCGGTAGTACATCTTTCTTTGCTTTAATAGTTGCAATATCATAGGTGTAGGCTAGATCGGATGCGATCTGAGCACCTGCAGCATCTATGAAGATAGGGTCGATACCGTACTTAAGTATAAACTCAGCAAATACCTTAGCGTGAGCCTCAGTAGATTCTGCTGCTTGTAGATATTCATCTACAACATGGAACTTGTCGCTAATAGGGGAGTAGGCGATAACTACAAAGGCTGTTGGGTCTCTGTATCCCGGGTCGAGACCAGCAATGTACTCAGTACCATCAGTATGAGTATACTCTTGAGTGTATTCGTCAGTATAGTGACCATAAATCTGTCCCTCAAATGTAGTGAATGAAGCCATGTACTCTTGCTCGAATTCGGCCTTAGACATAGACTTTCTAGCTTCTGCTACATCTGACTCTTTCATTCGAGGATTTTCATTATAGTCAGCGGTTATCGATACCCATTCTGGGTAGTCATCAGAGAATCCTCGATGGAAGAACTCACTGAACCAGTTGTTTTTTCCTCGAGGAGTTGAGATAAATATAGCTTTTGAGTTAGGCTTGTCAAGGGTTGGGCGTAGTGCCACGTTAAAGGCTTCTTTCCCATCTTTACCCAGTGCAGCCTCATCGAATATGATAAGATCATAACTGCGACCCACACAAGAGTCAACAGTAGACAGGCTACCCATACGAACTGTTGATCCGTTAGTGAGTTCAATTATTTTATCCTTTAGATTGTCCTTCTCAACTTCTAGGTCGAAGGCCTTGATAAGTTTACGCTGTAGGTCAAACGAAATTGCTGACAGCGAGTAATTAGGTGACATAATAAGAACATTACATCCAGGAACTAGTACTATTAGTTGCCCAATGATATTCGAGATGTACGTCTTGCCTAATCGTCGCGCTAACGCTGAGCAAATGAACCTATAGCGAGGGCTATTGACTGCATTGATTAGCGCAACCTGAGGGTCGTTGATTTGTTCCCAAGCTGTACTCATTTGCTGAGTTGTAGGGTCAATAGCGGGCAGTAACTTAAGATACGCAGGTATAGGAAGTTTGATGAATCGCGTTGCTGCAGGATAGTCAGTAATCCTATCCCTAGCAATGTCTGGTCTACTGATTGTTAGCATGGACGGCAAATAAGGTTATGTGATGCATAATTCTTATCCCATATATTCTTCTTCAATCCGAAGAAGTTATCTTCCCTATACAGAGTAGGATAGTGCTCCTCAAAGGTATACCCTAGTTCTTCTATCTTCTGACGTAAGACTCTAGACTTATCTGTCCTATCGTCCTCAATATACATAATAGGTTTATAGCGAGTAATAGTCTCTACTGCCCCTTGAAGTACTTCTAGTTCAAAGCCTTCAACGTCAATCTTCATGAAACCTACATCAGGAAACTCATAGCTATCAATAGTAACTACAGGTACTGGATACGTACCATATATACTATTACTGCCAATACTTAGTCCACCAAAGTTACCTTTAGCACTATAGTGTACTTTAGGCATCTCAGCTGTTCCTGCCTCTGACCCTATAGCTGTATTATGGTGCGTATACGCTCCCCCAGCATTGCTCATATTCTCAACTAGTAGTTTATACACTTCCGGTTGTGGTTCAAATGCGTGTACGCGATGACCCGTAGCTAGTAGTGCTTGCGAGATTACTCCAATGTTTGCCCCAATGTCGAGGCAGCATCCAGCACTCTCTTCGGCTAGGGTCAGGATCAGTTCTGTCTCGTCTGGGCCGTATTCGCCGTAGTAGTACATTGATTTACCAACATACTCGTCTTTGGCGAAGAACTTACATCTGCCCCAGCGGCCTTCTACTTCTTTATACATCGCCACAGTCTTTCGCGTATTTATGCCCATATTTAATCATTTTAGTAAGTACAGCTAGTTTATCAGCGTCTGACCCTTCCATTTCCAGGACTTTAAATAAACCTGCGAAGAACATCCTTAAACTAAATCCCATTTTTATCCTTTAATACGTTACAAACTAATTCATCAATCACAGCGAACGTTTTATCCCAGTCTTTATTAGGAATACACTTCACAGAATCATACCAAACATTATCTACGCCCTTACCCCACCTAAAGTCTGTCTCACGTAATGGTTGTATCATTAAGCACGGAACCCCCAGTGTACCAGCTAGGTGCACGATTGAGGTATCCACGCTAACAATTAGGTCTAACCCTAGTATGAATGACGCTGTATCAGACCAGGTAGTGGCTTCACTGCTCTCAATCCACTTGTATGAGTCAGTAGGGTTTAAGCTCCATAGTTTACCGTATTTAGCTAAACTCTTGAAGTGGTGCGGCGAGCAGGATCTATTCACGTTATTCGCATGAGTAACAGATCCGCTCCATACTACGCCTATATTCTTCCCCTCAAGTACCTTAGCATTAAACTTACCGTCTAACCAGTGCTCGTCTACAATCCCAAATATACCGGCTAGCGAGCAGATAGGTATTGACACAGTTCCACGCACATCCCTAATGCACTCATAATCACTAAACAAGCAATCTAATGACTCATGGCACACGACAACTACCTTGCTAAAGTACTTATCTAGACACGATAGATAACGACCAAACATGATCTTATCGCCTAGTCCTTGCTCAGTTATGACGCATATCTCATCCCCACATGTCACTCCGTCCCATCTGGGAACTGAGTTATCAATCCGTACAGACCCAACACCACGATTGAACCTATATTCGTACAGGTCCCACCCTTTCAAGCAGTTAGTAGAGCGAAGTTGGGCATTGCCATAATTCCAGACAGCTTCGCCGTATAGTGGGTCTAGTGCAAGTGCTGCAGTGTAGCAATCCATTGCAGTTGAGTCATCTCCGTCAGCATAGTGAAGTAGCCCAATATTATTAATCGCTAAAGCGTATTTACCGTACGTACCGTCAGCAAATGGCGTACTTTCTGCAGCTGCTATTAAATAACTGGAAAGAGCTAGGTCATCGCGGTTAAGCCTACGATATGTATTCCCCATATTAAGATGTAACTCTTTAAAAGAGTTAGTGGACAACATTTTTTTAAAACAAGAAAGAGCCTCAAGGTACTTAC